CCTTATAAAACAAGGGGTTAGGACACCAGTTCTTACCGACAAAAGGTACCTTCTGTCGGTTTTCTCGAACCCTCACAATGAGGGTTCACCGGCTCATGTCCAGTTTCAAGCACCGGATAGTAGTCTTCCCAAGGTACTTGTTCTCTTTCACCACAGCCCGTGTGTCGTCCATGTAGTTCTTAGGGAGCTTGCCCTGCTTCACCGCATCCCGCACGGCATGGAGTGCGATCCACAGCGTCTTCCTGTACCCGGACCCATCGGGTGCTGAGGTCTCTTCATACAGGCCGGACAGCCTCCATGCGTCATACTTGTCCTCTACAGGGAAGGGCAGCGTCTCATTCTTCCTATGCACCATCTCACCGTCGATCATCTTGTAGGCGTCAACCCTGCGGATGAACCCCAGTGCATACAGCTTGATCAGGGCATCCAGCTCAGGCATCCGCACCCGAGGACGTAAGGGTGCTGCTTTCTTCAACAGACTATGGCGAGCCTGCACCTTTCTGCGCTCCAGCATACCAATGACTTCCGCATGGAGTTTGAGAGACTTGTCGATGTGGTATGCATGGTCCCGCATGAGTGTGGCGAAAGCCGACTGAAACTGTCGATCCGGCAGCTCCTGCATGAATGTCTTCAGGTTCGACAACCACTCTTTTGAGCGAGTCGTGCGCTTGATCCCCAACAGTTTCTCGTTGAGAAAGTAGGTCTCGTTCTTCGCTTTATGACCCGCTCGAATGCGATCTTTAAGCATCATGGGTTTAGTCAAGTCGAAGACGTAGCATTGTTCCCGCTCGTTAGTGGAATTTTGGCTGGCATGGGTATGCACGCCACGGTCGATTCGCATGGTGATTACGCCGATGTAGGGAACATACTGGCGGAGCTGTTTGAGCAAGTCGAGATCTTTGAGATGTTTGGTAAAGACTGATCTAGGGATGTAAAGTTTGTCAACGTCGTACTCATGGCGGAGGTAGACATCATTTGACGGCATTTTATACAGGGTGCGGGTGCTGAGGGCATTGGCATCGGAGCGGATGGACAGCACGTTTTCGGGGAAAATAGAAAGGAAGTCCCGTGGATGCTGGATCGGGGTGTTTCTTACAATCAGTTGGGTGGACATTGGAGGCTCCAGTTTGTTTTTTCTTGTTGAGGCCACGTGGCACGTGGGGTGAGGTTCATTTCAAGGGTCGAGCAATCAGGGTCGAAACGCTTTTTGGCCTTATTGTACCTGAGTTGGGGGGTGTTGGGAAATATGTTTTTTTTATTTCAAGGGAAAAAGATGCATTGATAGAAATTAAATAAATTTGAGAGGGGGGAGGAGGGAAAAGAAAAAATTTGCTAGAGGTATATATATTTATTGAAATAAATAATATATATAAGAGAATACCCCCCACCCCCCACCACTGCTGGGTTTACAGCGAATCGACCCGGATTGCTGGCTATCTGAAATGAACTGCAACCCAGTGCGAATGCGGGCTCGTCAAGAAAAAACAAATCTTGAACCCTCACAATGAGGGTTCACCCCCGCGCGCACGTCTGCCTCGATACCCGTTCCTGCCTGAACCCTCACTGTGAGGGTTCACCGCCCACGCAGTGGGCTCGGCTCGCCTTCAGGGAGCCGGGTTAAAAAGGAACCGCGCGCACGCGCGCACACGTAAACGAGAACTGGTTTCACGGGGCGCAAAAAAGGGGAGAGGCATCAGCCCCTCCCCGGTGTGTTACTTAGCCCGTGCAATCCTCAGAGCCTCAAGGGCGACAGCCCTAGCAGGAACCCCGCTAAGCCCCGATATGCCGAGCAAGGTAGGGTAGGCCCGGATCAACCACCTTTGTCCCTTCTCGGAGATCTCCGTGGTCAATGCGCCCATTATCGTTTTGTAGTATCGCTCGCCGTACCAGTCGCGTGCATCAGCGAGGCCCTTGGTCATCATGTCGGCTTTCGTGCCGTTGTATCGTATGGTGTATCCCATTGCTATTCTCTCAGTAGGTGGGGCCATCCTTGGCCCCGGGGTGGTTAAGACTGGATCGCCATCCAGTCGAGTGCTTCGATCAGCTCTTGAAGATCTGCATCCTCAAGGATCTCGTTGCGTTCGATGGTTTCTAGTTCGGGAGCAGGCTCCCGATCCGTGATTACCATGAAGATCACGGGGGCGAATTCAGTACCCATATGCTCAGCCCTCCACAAAGTAGGACAGGAACAGAAAGAGCACCAGAAGGGCAATGAGTTTGCCCTCATTGCAGAAGAGCACTCGCTCAATAACACGTTCGATCTTGCTCATAAATCACCTCAAAAGTAGCGTTAAAAGAATCAGAAGGATCATCATCACGTATCGGATCATTGCTACACCTTGAAAAGGTGGGGCCATCCTTGGCCCCGTGATTTCACTTGGCGGTTTTGATTTCGCCATCCTTGCCCTGAAGGTATTTCTCCTTCATGGCTACGTCGATCAAGGCTTTGTGAAGGGCCGTCCCATCAATCACCTTGACCTTTCTTAGTTCGGCAGATACCGAACCAAGGTAGCGAATCACGTCATTGTGATTCACAAAGGGGGCCAGAATGTAACCAAGGTGTTTTGCTTGCTTGGTTGCTTGAGCCCCCTTGTCTTTGGACTCTTCCGATTTGGGGGCATCCTTGACGTTCCCAGTGTAGAGGCAAATGTTGGCCTCTATGATTTTCGCCGGGACCAGACCCGTCAGCGCCAGCTCTTGCTCGAAGCAAATTTTGGCGCACCGGGCCAACCGCTCGAATCGCTTTTCGAGGGGTTTCAGGATGTCATCACCAATCTTCTCATTGGCGAGGACCACACCGGCGCTGTCTTTGGGCCACATTTGGGTCTTGAGAGACCGCAAGAATGAATCACCGAAAGTGCCGGGGTAGCGTTGACCGCCCCAATTGTCAGCCCCATTACGGCGCGCTTTGGCGATTTCCTTAGTGAAATCGCTCATGAATTGCGCCATCGAAAGACTGGCGTTATCAGCTTGGAACAAGAGTTCCGAAGCGGAGAGGGCGCTCGCCCCCAAATCGAACTTTGGCGTGCTTGCCATATCAACCTCATTGTTAAAGAGCCCCCATATGAAGACCCGTGGGGGCTTCGGGGTGGTCCCGAAGGACCGTGTCGCTAAGGACAGCTCCAGATTAGCAAAACGAAATCCAATGTCAAGCTTTGTACAATTTTGACAAATTAAATCGCTAAGCCATTGAAATATAAGGAACAGGTACCTTATTTTATAGGGGGGAGGTCGGCAGGGGGGGCCCCCCTTCGGGGGCTTCGGAGTCCCACTCCGCTATACACACTATTCCACTCAAACAATCACCAATTTTTAATGAAATTCCCACCCTAATCTCCCACCTTTCCCTCAATTTGAGGAAAACTAAAATGGGTCCCATCCCGCTGCAAAAATTTTCTGCAAAATTTTGAAACCTTTTATATAGCAGCCGCTATATACTTGACACGCCCCAAAAAAGCGTTACTCTGGGTCCCATCTGGGCCTATACCCTGCGAAAACATGGCGCGAAAACAACCTGCATCTCCATCGCCAGCAGATGACGAAGAATTCCTGATCCCTACGGGAGAACCCTCTGCGGACCCCGAGCGCGTATTTGCGTCGGTTGAATTTCTCAAGGTCAACACGCCGTCGGACGAAGTTCCTCCGTTGACGGCAGAAGACGTGGCGTGGGTCGAGCAAGCTCGCTCCATGGGCCATAGACCGTCCAAACCTCCTTCCCTTGCCGCCCAGCGGTATCTCGAGGAGAACCTCTCCCATTACAACTTTGACCTGCCGGTCACTCAGACCCAGTGGCAGAACTTCGTTTTGACCAAGTTGTTCCAGCAAGCCAACGATCCCGACACGAAAGTGGCCAAAGCGGCACTCGATTCCCTTGCCAAGACTTCGGTAGTGGGGCTCATGGTGGAGAAGACCGAGGTCAGTATCACGCACAGGACATCCGAGGAGCTGAATCACCTGCTGAAATCCGCCATGGACAAGTATGTCCGGCATACCAGCGAGAAAGTAATCGAAGGAACTGCAGCCCGTGCTTGACGATTTCGACCCGGAGGATCTCGAGGCTCTGCTGAACTCCGCCCCCAAGGAGGAGAAAGCCAAGCTGCTGGGTATCATCGACGAGCTGAACACCCGAAAAGATCGAGAACGCGCGCGCACGGACTTCATTTATTTTGTGCAGCAGGTCTGGCCCGACTTCATTTCCGGTGCTCATCACCGGAGAATTGCCAAGATCTTCGAGGCGGTAGCCCGAGGCGAGAAAAAGCGGGTCATCATCAATCTGGGCCCTCGTCACACCAAATCTGAGTTTGCCTCCTACCTGCTACCCGCATGGTTCCTTGGGAATTACCCGAAAAAAAAGGTCATGCAGGTCTCCAACACGGCGGATCTGGCCGAGGGTTTTGGTCGAAAGGTGCGAAATCTGGTGGACTCGGACGACTATCAGCGCATTTTTCCCGATGTCGAGCTTCGCACTGACTCCAAGGCCGCAGGCCGATGGAACACCAACAAGAATGGCGAGTACTACGCGACGGGTGTAAACGGTACGGTTACCGGTAAGGGTGCGGATCTCCTGATTATTGACGATCCCCACTCCGAAGGTGACGCGGTTCAGGCCGAATTCAACCCGGAAATCTACGACAAGGTCTACAGTTGGTACACTTCAGGGCCTCGGCAGCGTCTGCAGCCGGGTGGCGCCATCATTATCGTTATGACTCGGTGGTCATTGCGGGACCTGACGGGGCAGGTGCTGGAGTCTTCAGCCGCCAATGGCGGTGACAAGTGGGAAGTCATCGAATTTCCGGCAATTCTGCCGTCCGGCAAGCCGCTTTGGCCTGAATTCTGGTCGCTGAAGGAGCTGGATGCGGTCAGACGTGAAATTCCACCGTCCAAATGGCAGGCTCAGTACCAGCAACAGCCGACATCAGAGACCAACGCCATCGTGAAACGCGACTGGTGGAAAGATTGGACGGCCAAGGACCCGCCTCCGCTGGATTTCCTGATTATGGCCATGGATACGGCATTTGAAGCCAAAAATCGCTCGGATTACACGGCCATCGTGTTCTTTGGCGTCTTTACCAACCCGGAAGATGGGGATCAGCCTAACGTGATCCTGATCGAAGCGGTGCGGGAACGGCTGGAATTTCCTGATCTCAAGGCGCGCACGCTCGAGTTGTACGAAGAATGGGAGCCTGACGGCATCATCGTGGAAAAGAAAGCTTCAGGGGCCCCGCTTATCTATGAACTTCGCCGCATGGGCGTGCCGGTGCAGGAGTACACCCCATCTCGAGGGCAGGACAAGATTAGCCGACTCAATGCAGTGGCCGACATTTTCGCGTCGGGCAAGGTATACGCACCCAGAAAGCGGTGGGCGGAGGAGGTCATCGACGAGGTGGCGGCATTCCCTGCGGGTAAACACGACGACTACGTGGACGCCGTGACGCTGGCGCTGATGCGGTTCAGGTCGGGCGGGTTCATCGGTACCACCAGTGACCGGGATCATGAGCCGGGGTATCTCTCGATCAAACGCAAGGCGGCTTACTATTGAGCGCCATCTACATCCACTTGAGAAATGTAAAGTTGGACGAGGAGAAATGTAAAGTGAAGCAAGAGAAATTGTGCGAAGCGGAGGACATGATGCCTGAAGAGATGGGCGTGGAGAACGTGAAACAGATGATTGCGGGCATTGCGAGTAATCGTCAGATTGGCGGTGAGCACTACAAGAAAATGGACATCCAGCCGTGGGATGTGATCGACTACGGGCCCAAACAGCAGGCAATCGGGTTTTACAGGTACAATGCGCTGAAATACATTATGCGCGCGGGCGAGAAAGGCGACTTTAAGGAAGACATCCAGAAAGCGCACCACTACCTGCAGAAACTCATCGAAATTCTGGAGTAACCCATGGCCCTTCCTCCTTCCGGTATTGGTAAGCCCCTCTCACCCTTTGAGAGCCCGTTCCTGTCGCCTGATGAACAGGAGCAGCCCATCGAGATTACGATTGGTGACGAGAGTGCGCCGGAAGAAGGGTCCATCGAGATTGAGATGGACAAGGAGCCGGGGTTTAACGCCAACCTTGCGGATTACGTCGATGAGTCGGTCCTCACCAGCCTCTCCTCAGAGCTTCTGGCGGACTTTGATAACGACAAGCAGGCGCGGAAAGAGTGGGAAAAAACTTACGTCGACGGGCTGGACCTCTTGGGTCTCAAGATCGAGGAGCGCAGTGAGCCGTGGGACGGTGCCTGTGGCGTGTTCCACCCCATGCTGTCGGAAGCCGCCATCCGGTTCCAGTCGGAAATGATTTCAGAAACCTTCCCGGCGCAGGGTCCTGTCAAGGCGCGGATCATTGGTAAGCAGCCGAGAGAGATCGAGGAAGCGGCCCAGCGCGTCGTTGACGACATGAATTACCAGTTGACGGTGGCCATGCCGGAGTTCCGGCCTGAGCATGAGCGCATGCTGTGGTCCCTGTCGCTTGCAGGCTCTGCATTCAAGAAAGTCTACTTCGACCCCGCGTTGAACCGTCAGACATCGATGTTTGTCCCGGCGGAAGACCTCGTCGTGCCTTATGGCGCCTCGGATATCATGTCCGCACCGCGTGCAACGCACATCATGCGGAAGACCAAGAATGACATCAAGAAGCTCCAGTATGCCGGGTTCTACCGGGATATTGACCTTGGTGAACCGACCAAGCTGGTCGACGACGTTCAGAAGCGCAAGGATGAGAGCGAAGGCTACAGCGGCATCTACGACAACCGCTACCAGATTCTTGAGATGCTGGTCGACTATGACCTCCCCGGGTTTGAAGACGTAGGAGATGATGGCGAGCCCACGGGCATCGCGCTTCCTTACGTTATATCTATCGACCGCGGTACCGGTGAGGTGTTGGCCATTCGGCGTAACTGGAAGGAGGAGGACCCCTTCTTCAAACCGCGCCAGCACTTCGTGCATTACTGCTACATCCCGGGCTTCGGGTTCTACGGCTTCGGTCTGATCCACCTCATCGGCGGGTTTGCCAAGTCAGGCACATCGATTTTGCGTCAGTTGATTGACGCGGGCACCCTGAGCAACCTGCCGGGGGGTCTCAAGTCTAGGGGTCTCCGTATCAAGGGCGATGACACCCCCATCATGCCCGGTGAGTGGAGGGATGTGGACGTGCCCGGCACGTCAATCCGAGACAATATTCTCCCCCTGCCTTACAAAGAACCTAGCGCCACGCTGTTCCAGTTGATGCAGAATGTGGTCGAGGAAGCACGGCGTCTGGCGGCGGTAGCCGACGTAGACTTCGGCAGTCAGAACAGTGAGGCCCCGGTAGGCACCACGCTGGCGATCCTCGAGCGTACGCTGAAGGTCATGAGTGCCGTGCAGGCGCGCGTACACACCTCGATGGCGCAGGAGTTCAAGCTGATTGCTGAGCTTATCCGTGACTTCACGGCGCCGGAGTATGAGTACCAGCCGGAAGGGAACGCCCCGCCCGCAGCGAAAAAAGACGACTACGCGAAGACTGACATTATCCCGGTCTCTGATCCCAACGCCTCAACCATGGCGCAGCGGATCATTCAGTATCAGGCCGCGATCCAGATGTCGCAGCAGAACCCTCAGATTTACAACCTCCCGCTGCTGCACCGCAGCATGCTTGAGGTGATGGGGATCAAGAACGCGGACAAGATCGTACCGGTTGAAGATGACGTGGTGCCCATGGACCCGGTGACGGAGAACATGCGCCTACTGACGAATGCCCCGGTAAAAGCCTTCCTGAATCAGGACCATGAGGCGCATATCGCGGTACACCAGACCGCGTTCCAGAGTCCGAAATTCCAGCAGCTCCTGCAGAATAACCCCAACGCCCAGCTCATCAATCAGGCCTATTTTGCGCATTTGATGGAGCATCTTGGCTTCCAGTACCGCAAAGGTATGGAGGAGCAGTTGGGTATGGCATTGCCTGATCCTGAACAGCATTACCCGCCGGAAGTCGAAGCCGCCATCAGTCCGGCGCTTCAGCAGGCAGCGCAGCAGCTTCTTCAGAAACAGCAAGGCGAAGCCGCTCAACAGCAGGCAGCGCAGCAGGCGCAGGACCCGCTGGTCCAGATGCAGCAGCAGGAGCTCAAGCTCAAGCAGCAAGAATTGGCGGACAAGAAGGAGATCGAGCTCAGGAAGATCAAGAAAGATTACGATCTGGCCGCGCTCAAAGGCGAGCAGAGTCTTCTGCTCGAGGCTGAAAAACAGCAACAGGTCGGGGTTCTCAAGGGCATTGACATGGCCATGGACCTCGCTGCACAACAGGCGCCCGCGCCTATACCCGGAGCTATGCCTCCTGCACCCGGAGCAGCTCCGGGTATTACTCCGCAGCCCCCTGCTGCGCCACCTATGCCACCTCAGGGAGTTAATCAATGAAAGACGTGACGGATCTGTTCCTGCTTCGCGTGCAGGAGATGATCGACGCTCGCATGGATGCTATTGGACTTGGGCAAGTCGAAGACTTCGCCCAGTACAAGCATGTAGCCGGACAGAATACAGGTCTGTGTCTGGCTCGCGACTTAATGAAAGACCTGCTTAAAGATCGATACGAGGAAGACTAATGTCTGCAACAGCGATTGATGCTGAAAAGACTCAAGCTACTGCTGAAGAGCTCAGCCAGCGTTTGCCTGAGCCAGTTGGGTACAAAATGTTGGCTGTGAAACCTGAAATCGAGGAGAAGTCGGAAGGCGGTATCGTCTACGCGACCGAGACTCGGAAGAAGGAAGAACAGGGCGCTACGGTAGCTTTCGTACTCAAACAGGGGCCCATGTGCTACATGGACAAGGAAAAGTTTCCGACGGGCCCGTGGTGCAAGGAAGGCGATTTCGTGCTTGTGCGCGCTTACTCCGGTTCACGCTTTAGTGTCGACGGGAAGGAGTTCATCATCCTGAACGATGACCAGATCGAAGGAACCGTGCTTGATCCCCGCGGTATTGGCCGCGCTTATTGAGGACTGACCCATGCCCCCTAAAGACGTAATTATCAACGAAGATTTCGAGCTCCCCGCAGAGATGCAGGTGGGCGTCCCCGACACTGAAGTCGAATACGAAATTATCGACGACACTCCTCCTCAGGACCAGAATCGCCGCCCTCTGCAGGCGGAAGAGTCCGCTGAAAATGACAGCGAGGGTGAACAGGAGTTTGAACTCGATAACTATTCGGACAAGGTCAAGAAGCGGATCAACCAGCTCAGCCATAAGTATCATGATGAGCGCCGCGCCAAGGAAGCTATTCTGCGTCAGCAGGAAGAAGCGATCCGTATCGCACAGGCTGTATATGCGGAAAATGAACGCCTGCGTCAGACGATTGACATGGGCTATCAGGAGTACGCCAAGGAAGCGCAGACGAGCATTGAGACTCAGGAAAAGTTGGCTGAGGACAAGTACCGTCGTGCCGCTGATACGGGTGACACGGATGCCATGCTGGCAGCGCAGAAGGAACTCAGCGCGCTGGTGTTGAAAAAAGACCGACTGCTTAACATGCAGCCCCCTTTACAAAATCAACAGCAGCCTGTATATAACCAAGCAACGACAGCTCCTCAGGCCCCTCAGGCACCTGCACGGGACGTTAAAGCCGAAGAATGGCACGCCCGCAACCCTTGGTTCCAAAAGGACCGGCAGATGACCTCACTGGCCTACGGACTGCACGAAGAACTTGTGGATCAGGGCGTAGCGCCAAGTTCCGACGAGTACTACAAAAAAATTGACGCGCGCATGCGGGAAGTGTTCCCCGAAAAATTTGGTCTCACGCGCAACCAAAATAACGCCTCACCTGTGGCGTCGGTGGGAAGGTCCCCCGCAAGTAAGAAAATCACGCTTACCGCTTCTCAGGTAGCGATAGCGAAACGTCTGGGCGTACCGCTTGAGTTGTACGCAAAGCACGCAGCAAAGGAGCAAAACATCAATGGCTAATGTACAAATCGACAGAACTCGTCGTACTGAAGAAACCCGTGAAAAGGAGGTTCGTCAGCAGTCGTGGAAACCCGCGCATGACCTTCCTACTCCGGAACCCGTTGATGGTTACGAATTTCGCTGGGTACGTGTAGCGATTATGGGTAACCCTGATCCTGCGAACATGGCCCGCGCTAGACGCGAAGGTTGGATTCCTTGTAAGGCAGCGGATCATCCTGAAATCAGCGGTGATCTTATGGCTTTCGGGCTGGCGCCCGCGGCGGATATCATCGAAATTGGCGGGCTTGTGCTCTGCAAAATTTTGTCTGAAATCGTCAGCCAGCGTACCGCCTATTATGATGATCTGACTCAGAAACAAACGCTGTCAGTTGACAACAACTTCATGCGTGAGAATGATCCTCGGATGCCCCTTTTCCGTGAAGGGAAGTCCAAAATCTCATTTGGTAGCGGTTCCTAAGAAATTAGGGGCCGTCGTTAACTTTTAGGAGTTATTTATGGCATATCCTGCTGGCCTCGGCCCCTACGGTTTTGCACCGTATAACCTCGAGGGTGGTCGTGTGTACGCTGGTGCAACCCGGAAACTTCCGATTGCTTCTGGCTACGCATCAAACATTGGCTACGGGGATCTCGTGATCCTTCAGGCTGATGGCACCATTGCTCGTCTCGATACCTCTACTGGCGCAAAGGCAGCTTTTGCCAACCCGCCGATTGGTGTTTTCCTCGGTTGCAGCTACTCTCAGGACTCTGGCCTGAAGTATTCACTGTGGTCACAGTCTTGGACTGGCGGCACCACCGCTTCTGACGCATACGCAGTTATTGCGGATGATCCGAACGTGCTGTTTAAGGTTCTCGTTACCAACGGTTCTGGCGTTGCTTACACCTCTGGTGGGGCTACCGCTGCTGACGTTGGTGCTAACCTTGGTTACTATCAGGCTGGTGGCACCAGCGGCACCGCTCTGATCAACACCGCAACCGGCGACAGCGTCGTCTCTGCTAACCTCGCTTCTAAGGCGACCACGGCTACCCTGCCGTTCCGCATTGTTGACGTGGTTACTCTGACCGCTCTGTCTGACGGTACGTTCCAAGAAGTTGTCGTTCAGTACACTCCGCCTTCAATGGCTGTGACTCAGGCTACGACTTCTCCGTACACCGTCTCTGCTGTAACTGTGACCGGTGGTCACTTCTATCGCAACCCGACTGGCGTCTAAGGGAGTAACGTAACATGGCTGCTATTTCACGCGCTCAATTACTTAAAGAGCTGCTCCCCGGTCTGAATGCGATTTTCGGTACCGAATATGAGCGGTATGGTGAGGAATACAAGGAACTTTTCGAGATCGAAAGTTCTGAGCGTTCCTTTGAAGAAGAACAGAAGCTCTCCCTCTTTGGCGCAGCTCCTGTCAAGAACGAAGGTAGTGCAATTGCGTACGACACCGCTCAGGAAGCGTGGTCTACCCGATACACCCACGAAACCATTGCCCTTGGCTTCTCTCTGACCGAAGAAGCTATCGAAGATAACCTGTACGACTCACTGTCTGCTCGTTACACCAAGGCGCTGGCTCGTGCGATGGCCTACACCAAGGAAGTGAAGGGTGCAAACATCCTGAACAACGGTTTCAACACCAGCTACACTGGTGGCGACGGCAAGCCGCTGTTCTCTGCATCTCACCCGCTGACCTACGGTGGCACTATCTCCAACATCCCGTCTACCCCGGCGGATTTGAACGAAACCTCACTTGAAAATGCGGTTATTCAGATCTCTCTGTGGACTGACGAACGTGGACTGCTCATCGCAGCTAAGCCGCGGAAGCTGATCATCCCGTCTGCATTGCAGTTCGTGGCGACCCGCATCCTCGAAACTGAGCTTCGCGTTGGCACCACCGACAACGATATCAACGCTCTGAAGAACAATGGTGCGATCCCTGAAGGTTACACCGTGAACCACTGGCTCACGGATACCAATGCATGGTTCCTTAGCACCGACGTTCCGAATGGCCTCAAGCACTTCGTTCGTACCCCGCTGTCTACGTCCATGGACGCCGACTTCGATACGGGCAATGCTCGCTACAAGGCTCGTGAGCGTTACAGCTTCGGCTGGTCTGACTACCTCGGTGTCTTCGGTTCCGCAGGCGCGAGCTGAGGTTGAGGGATTGGGAGTTTCCCGGTCGAGACGAGGGGCCTTCGGGCCCCTTTTCTTTTGGAGAAAATCATGAAGAATTTCGTTAAAGACGCTTTGACGGAGAAGGACAATGAAACTTTCTGTGCTATGCGGATTATTGGGTTTCTTGGTGTGGCTCTTGTTGGGACAGCTATTGTGGTGGGTGCTGCTCCCCTTGAGGTCGGAGCCGGAATTGCAACCATTATTACCTCCATCGGAGGTGGAATCCGCCTCAAAAATGAAGGCGTTGACACAGCAAAGTAAGTAGCGTACAAGGAACTAAACCTAGGGGTTTCTTAATTGCCTGCTCGACTGCCCTAGCAGACTCGCACAAGACGACAGGCGCAAGTGCAGGTAAAAGATTATGGGTTTCGCATCTCATCTTGGTGTATGGCGCACCGGTACCGTTAAGGACACCACCGGAACCACTCCGGGTACCATTTCAAACATGGGCCTCACGGTTCTTTCTCAGGCTACTTCTGTCGCCGCAGGCGCTGCTGCTACTACCATTGCAGTACTCCCGGCTGGTTCACAAATCCTGAACATTTTTGCAGACACCACCACGGTGTTTAACGCAGCCACCACGGTCACTATTGGTGACGGATCTACGGCTGATCTTTATGCCTCTTCCACTACGATCACCACCGCGGCTCGTCACGATATCAGCGGCAACATGGATACTGCGGAAGTCACCAACATCGGCACTACTGATGTTCTGGTTACGGCCACTCTTGGCGGTTCTGCTGTTACTGGCGATGTACTGTTCACTGTAGTGTACGTACAGAAGAACTCTAATGGAACTGCCACTCCGACTCCGTAATAGGAGAGGGATCATGGATGTCCAATATATTGTTGATGGGGCCATAGCCCTAATCGGCGGGTTGTTTGGTTGGCTGTTCAAGATTATCTGGGGCGCCATCAAGGATCTGAAAGAAGATCTGAAGGAAACCAACAAGGTGATCCACGAACAATATGTGCGCAAGGATGACTACCGGATTGAAATGTCCAAGATTGAGAACATGTTCAACCGGATCATGGACAAACTTGACGGCAAAGTGGATAAGGCAGACAAATGACCATGCCATCACGGGGGGTCTCCCCCATTCAAAAACAAGCTAGAGGTACGAAGACTATGGCTAAGAAAATGCCCGCTGGGTTCAAGGACCCGCGTAAGAAAGCCGCTGACAAAGCTGCGGCTCCTGTTGATAAAGCTTCCATGCGCGTTTCCAAGCGCGGTGCGGCTACTCCTGCAGCTATGCCTTCTGGCGCTCCGGGTACTCTTGGTGGTATGGGCACTCTCGGCCTGAAGAAAGGCGGCGCGTGCAAGGGCTACAAGAAAGGCGGCGCTATCGACGGTGTAGCCAAGAAAGGCCATACCAAAGGGACGATCTGCTAATGAGCGGAGGCGGCGCGAGTAACTACGCTCCACCCCAGACGAGCACCCCGTGGATCTATAAGACAGATATCGCGGGGGGTTCTATGGATGGAACGACCTCAGGTGCGCCTGAATCGATCACAAATTGGTATAACAATTATGGTCGTAATTTGGGCCTACAACCTACGGGAAGTACCATTGGAGGTACGCCTTCGAGCTCCGACCTGCAGTCATTTGCAGACGGCGGTATGGCGCTTGTCAATCCTATGAGCTCTTACGCCTCCCCCAATTTTATGACGTACCAAGGTCAAGGGCAGCCTAATCAGCCGCAGCTCACTGCGACTCAGTACAACGGTGGTCCTGACTCTGGCGCTGATTACGCTTCGGCTAATATGGGTTTTGACAACAGCGGTAGTGATGGTGGTGTAGGCGGGCAACCGGCTCCCATGCAGACTCCTCTGGGATCTCCTCCTTCTGGTATGACTTCTGGATTGCCTCAGCAGCAGGGAAATAAACCTCTCGGACTGGGTCAGTTTCAGCAACCGCAAGGACTCCAGATTCAGGGTAATCCTACCTCTCAAGTAGTTCAGAGACCGCAACAGCGATGAAAGAAGTATGGGACAAAGAAAGACCGAAAGGTCTTGGAAAGCCTAAGAAGCTGACCCCCGCTAAGAAGTCAGCGGCCAAAGCCGCGGCAAAGAAAGCCGGTCGCCCGTACCCGAATCTCGTCGATAATATGCGTGCAGCGAGGAAGAAGTAATGGCTAAATCACCCGCATGGCAGAGATCTGAAGGTAAGGACCCCAAGGGCGGCTTGAACGCTAAGGGTCGCGCTTCTGCCAAGAAGCAGGGCATGAACCTGAAACCTCCGGCTCCGAAACCTAAGACCAAGGAAGACGCAGGGCGTCGCAAATCATTCTGTGCCCGGATGTCGGGTATGAAGAAGAAACTCACGAGCAGCAAAACGGCTAACGACCCGAACAGTCGGATCAATAAATCGTTGCGGGCTTGGAATTGTTGAGGAATAAATCATGACTGGAAGTGTTGTATCGTCGGTAACCCGGTTCGGAAAGTACGAGCCTTTTGAGCTGCAAGTCGCTCGTGGCCAGATCACGATGCACTCTTCTATTCAGAAGTTTGGCTACAGTACCGTCATTGATGGCACGAACTACCCGATCTGGAACGTAGCAGCTAACAGGACTTATCTGACTACTGCCGCGGTGATGAAAGTGTCTTCGTCTTCAGCAAACGATACCGCAGCCGGTACGGGCGCGCGTACAGTGTTGATCGAAGGCTTGGACCAAAACTACGCAGCCATTTCTGAGACGGTAACACTTGATGGCCAAACCGCAGTAAACACCACTAATTCCTACCTTCGCGTTCAGCACATGACGGTAGTCAC